TCATTTCAAAAGTTTGAAGACGGCATGAAACGTATGCGTACGCAAAACGTGAATGAAAACATCTACGCAAGGGCGGTTTAGATGCCAGATCGTTGGACTACCAACGCCTTTGAACTCAAGGGCGGTTTAATTACAAACCTGTCTCCTTTGCAGCACGGTTTAGGTGCTCCGGGTTCTGCTCGTATCTTACGTAACTTCGAACCGGCACAATCGGGCGGGTATCGTCGAATTGAAGGTTATAGCAAGTACGACACCAACAACATCGGAAACACTGGTCCTATTAGGGGCTTGATGTACTACGGTGGATATGTATACGCTGCACAGAACGACGGTTTGTTTAGGTCAACTGGCAGCGGCTGGACAGAGGTTACTGATAACGCTACCTTTAGCAGCGCAGGTATAAACTTAAATGCTGGCGCAGGTAAGGTAAGATTCCTCAAGTATAATTTCAGCGGTACCGAAAAGATCATGCTTGTGGACGGTACAAGCAAACCGTTTACCTTTGACGGAACTACTTTTAAGGAACTAACTTCTCTCAGTTCTGACTTTACCGGCTCTGATTTCGTGGTCAACTTCAAGAACCACATCTTTGTTGCAAACGGCAACAACGTGCTTTTTTCCGCACCATACGAAGATGAAGACTTTACAAGTGCTTCTGGTGGTGGTATAATAAACGTAGGTGATGAAGTTACTGGTTTAATAGTATTTCGTGATCAGCTTATTATTTTTAGCGAGAATCGGATTAATCGTCTTGTAGGATCTAGCGTAGGAGACTTTGTTCTTCAGCCTGTTTCTCGTGATCTTGGTTGTGTAGAGGCAGACACGATCCAAGAGATCGGCGGCGACATAATGTTTTTAGGGCCAGACGGCCTTCGTCTGTTTTCTGCAACGGATAGAACAGGAGACTTTGGGTTAGCCGTTATTTCAAAGCCAATTCAGACTGATGTGCTCGATTTAGTACGGACAAGTTCTATTTTTTCAAGCTGTGTAATACGTGAAAAAAGCCAATATAGAATATTTGGATACAATAGTTCTTATCAACCATCCGCCTCAAAAGGAATTGCAGGAACGCAGCTTCAGGAATCTATTTCGTGGAATGACTTGCGTGGATTTAAAGTATATTCTTCGTACAGTGAATATGATGGAAGTACAGAATATATATTCTTTGGTGGCGATGATGACTACGTGTATCGTATGGAACAAGGAAACACGTTCGACGGAACAAACATAACAGCTACGTTTGCTACTCCGTTTGTTCCCTTGCAAGATCCAAATCTTCGCAAGACACTCTACAAAGCCACAACGTATTTTGATGCAGATGGAATATTTGATGTTCAACTTTCTGTTAAATACGACTTTGACCAAGTAGGTTCTGTGCAGCCGCTTCCGATATCGTTAAGTAATGCTACTGGCGCATCGGTGACATACGGCGCAGGTGTGTTTGGAACCGCAACGTTCGGAACGAAACAACGTGCAATTTATCAGGTTCCGGTTACGGGATCTGGATTTACCGTTTCACTTTTGTATGAAACACTAGGACAAACAACCGACTCGACATTTACCATAGATGCTGCGACTGTCCAGTACGCATTGTATGGAAGGAGATAACCAATGGGTACAGGATATGTAAGAAACGATTCCGCGAATAATATCGCAGATGGAAACGTAATTAATGCGGCAGATTTGGATGGGGAATTTGATGCCGTTCAAGCTGCCTTTAACGCTTCGACAGGTCACTCGCACGACGGCACAACGGGTGAAGGACCACTGATTACATCTGCTGGTCTTGCTGCTGGGGCTGTAACATCTTCCGCAATTGCTAATGATTCGATTGCGCTAGGAACAAAGACTACCGGTAACTACGTCGCTGCAGGTGCAGTATCGGGCGTTGGTTTATCTGGTTCAGCTTCGGCTGAAGGCGCAACTTTCACCGTAACGTCCAACGCGACAGATGCAAACACTGCAAGTACCATCGTGGCGCGAGATTCAAGCGGGGATTTTAGTGCGGGAACAATCACGGCTACCCTTTCGGGCAACGCTACCACAGCGACAACAGCGACAACAGCCAATGCTGTTGCGGCAGATTCTGTTGCTTTAGGTACAGATACAACCGGCAACTATGTTGCTGCAGGTGCAGTATCAGGCGTTGGTTTATCTGGCTCTGCAAGCGCAGAGGGTGCTACATTCACCGTTACTTCGAATGCAACGAACGCAAATACAGGAAGTACCATTGTTGCTCGTGATGCCAGTGGCAATTTTAGCGCAGGAACCATTACTGCAAGCCTTACAGGCAATGCAAGCGGTAGTTCTGGAAGTTGTACTGGAAACGCTGCAACAGCAACTAAGTGGGCGACAACTCGTACAATTACTCTTTCGGGTGATGTTACCAGTTCCGCCACAAACATCGATGGTTCTGGTAACGTGTCTATTGCTACAACCCTAGCCGCAAGTGGGTTCACTTCTGGAACCTTGATGTTGTTCCAACAAACTGCTGCGCCTACTGGCTGGACAAAGCAAACCACACACAACAATAAAGCCCTTCGCGTAGTCAGTGGCGCGGCAAGCTCTGGTGGTTCTAGCGCATTTACTACAGCGTTCGGAACGCCGTCGGTTTCTGGTACAGTGGGTCTTAGTGGTACTCTTGCTGCAGGTAACTTGGCTGTTTCGGTTTCTGGTAACATTGCAAATACAACCTTGACTACGACTCAGATGCCTTCACACAGCCACAGCTATCAAAGAACTGCTGCTACTTATCAGGGCCAGTATTCTGATTCTGTTTCATCAGGGGTGACCTATCAATCTGTAAATACCGGCAATGCAGGTAGTAGTGGTTCACACAATCACGGACACAACCTTGCTGGTAACATGACTGGTGCGCCGGGAGTTGGTAACTTGGCCGGTTCGCTTTCATCAGCAACCGCAGCGATCAATGTTCAGTATGTAGACTTGATTATTGCGTCTAAAGACTAAGGAGTATTCGTGGAAACACCCACATTTATCGAAAATTATGAAACAGAAGAGTATGAACTCTGTGACAAAATCATAGCTAGATTAGAAGAATATTTGTCTAGTGATCAGGCTGGTTTAAATCATTATATGAAGGGTTCACAATCTAACGGCGGTTCCACAAACCGTACAGACGATTCTATCTTGTTCAACAGGCTTGAAGACCCGCTATGTGTAGATATACACAACGTATTAGGTAAGTATGTAAGCCAGTATGCTGAAAAGTATCACGGATTTAATTCGTGTCCTTGCATGTCTAGACATGTGAAAGTTCAGAAAACTCCGCCTCGCGGAGGATTTCACACGTGGCACATGGAGCACGCGGCACATGACAGCGCACCTTACCGTGTACTAACGTGGACTTTGTATTTGAATGATATTCCTGAAGGAGAAGGCGAAACAGAGTTTCTTGAATTTGGCGTAAAAGTTCAACCTAAAAAAGGCAGACTTTCCTTTTTTCCTGCTGCTTGGACGCATCTTCACAGAGGAAATCCCGTGTACAGTCACGATAAGTACATTGCAACGGGTTGGTACTATTTAACTTAGGAGAAAATAAATGTCTAAGTGGACAATTATGTATTCGATTGGAAGAATCGAAAAAGACGGTCAGGGATATGACGATCTAAATTTGTCGTGGCTTCCTGACCCAATCTTATGTGTTCAATCCCCAGACGGAGTTACATGCGAACTTGAGAATGGGATTCGTGCTACAGAAACACATACTAACAATACGGAAAATGTAGCAACAAGCAGCCTTGCTTGGTGGTCAAACGTAAGCACGACTTGGCAAGCCAAACACGATGCGGTATTGGCGGAAATTGCCGCTGAAGAAGAAGCCGCCGCTGAAGAGGAAACGCCAGCCTAATGGCTAAACTCGAAGTAAAAGAAAATTGCCCTCTTAATAATTTCGAGCCGTGCAAGAAGTTTGACTGTGCTTGGTTTATGCACATTCGCGGAAGCGACCCAAACACAGGGGAAGACGTGGATGATTGGGGTTGCTCTATGGCTTGGATGCCAAAGCTGTTGATTGAGAACGCTATGCAATCTCGCCACACAGGTGCAGCCGTAGAGTCTTTCCGCAACGAGATGGTCAAACAGAACGAACAAAGCCATCAGCTTTTGCAGGGCATTAAGAACCCACACCTCATTGACCTGATAGAAGTGAACTAGGATATGGAAATGCACAGTCTCATAGATATGCTCGTCGGTTTGATCCTTGCAGGTGGTGCTTGGTGGGCAAACACAACAACCAAAGAACAGAAGCGCATAGAGATTCTGCTAAACAAGACTCGTGAAGATTACGCGACTCGCAACGATGTGCGTGATGATATGCGCCGTGTCATGG